CCTAATACAAAGCGCAATCGCGGGGTGAAGCTATGATTTTATTAGAAGGTTTTGAAGAGCATGCGGCGGAGTGGGCTAGGTGGTGTGAGCGTGCGTTTTACGAAGCGGTGCCTAGGCATGACCCTCTTCCAGTTTGGCAATGGGCGGAGCGTTATTTCAAGTCGGTGGGTTCGCCGATCTCTGAGGAGTGGAGGCTTGTGCATGGTCCGTGGTGGAAGGAGCCGCTTGAGTGGCTGAATGACCGGACGATACACTCGATCACGGTGGTTGGGCCTGCTCAGGAGATGGGAAAGAGTGACTTTGGGGAGATATGCGCTTGCTACAGTGTGGCGACACGCTCGGGCGGGGATGTGCAAGCCAACTGGGTTAATGACCATATTGCCAAGGCGCGTTGGAAGAAGCGGGTAGCGAAGCGGTTGCTTGCTTGCGAGCCAGTCTTTCGGTTGTGGCCTAGTGGATTGGATCGGAACAAGGCGACGGCGGGCTTGGTCATCTTTCCGCACCTCAATTACATCATGCAGGGGGTCGAGGGCAAAGGACGGCTGGAGTCGGACACGATCCACGTGCAGATAAACGAGGAGGTGCATGAGTGGGGTCCAGGATACTTGCAGTTAGCGGATAATCGATTGAAGCGCGTGAGTTTTCCGAAGCAGGTAAATATCTCAACGGGGGGTGTAGTGGCAGATCAACTACACCAGCGGCATTTACAAGGGACGATGCAGAATCGAGTAGAGACCTGTCCGGGATGCAAGGGACTTTTCTTCCCCTTCATTCGGACGACGGAAGGAAAGTTTGGAGGGTTGCGCTATGATGCCTCACGGGGGCGGCGGAAGGATGGGAGCTATTCCTACGAGGACATTGAGGCGACGCTCTACCTCGAATGCAACCTGTGCGGACACCAGATGAGGGACGACCCGAGGGAGCGCAAGCAGCGTGCTTTGGCGGCAGAGTGGGGGCCGTTTATGAATCCAGAGGCGACAGGGCGGCATCGCAGCATCCGCATGACAGCGGCGGGGTGCTATGGGAGACCGTGGATCGATTTAATCAAAAGCAAGCATGAGGCGTTGCGGGCGATGCGCTATGGGGATCGGACGGTTTTCAAAAACTATGTGCAGCGCGAAGAGGCGGACTTTTGGGATGAAAGCTACCGGCCAGACTCGGGAGTATTGCGGGTAACGAAAGGCTTGAAGAAGCGGGAAGGGATACCAGACCGAGACTATCGCCTAATGACGGGCGATCCTCAACGCGGGGTATCGAGGGACGGCGAAAGCTCGCACTACTGGGCAGTCATTCGCGACTGGAAGCGGATGGAAAACGGTCAGCTATGGAGTCGGCTAGTCTGGGAGGGGAAGCTATCACTCGATGAGGATTTCGATGCGAAACGGAAAGAGTATAATGTATCGAAGGACAACTTTAGCTCTCCGATGGTGATGGTGGATTCGGGCGACAGGGCGACGACGGTTTATAAATTCTGTGCCCGGTATCACTATGCTGCGATCAAGGGAGAATCGCGAGACGACTACTCGCATGATGTCTTCAACGATGACTACGAAGTGGTGAGCAAGGTGCAGCGGGTGTATGGACCAGAGCAGACCGTGGAAGCGTTCTTTGGCGATCACGCGGGCGGCAGACCGATTGAAGTGCCCTTTACGCGGTATTCGAAGCGCGGATTGCGGATCTCGATGCAAGATGTCCTAGCGGCGGAAGAGATCGATTTCGAAGTGCCTGACGATGTGAGTCTTGATTACAAAAAGCACTGGGACGCGGAAGGGGTCGAAGATGTGACGCGACCGGATGGGAGTATCGAGCGCGTCTTCAAGCAATACGCGCCGAGAAATGACCTCTACGTGTGCGAGCTGTATCAGCTTCTGTTTGCACACGTTCTCGGATTGGTTGGATCGCCTGAGCGGGGGGAGAAATAGTTTGTATCAGATTGATAAATTCGCAGAGTTTGGATTATGGGAGCAATGGCACTGATGGCTGAACTACCGAGAGCTATACCAGCAGATCCAGAATTGCACCAACCTCCGAAACCTCCGATGGACTGGGAGGCATTTCTTTCCAGCATGGTCAAGGATCACTACTATGAGCTTGAGGGGGAGAATCATGCTAAATGTCTTCGTCGAAGAGCGAAGCGGGATGGTTACACGGTTCAGATTTGGAATAGCCCAGAGCATGTCTTGCTCGCACGTTTAATCGCAAAACCGAAGATGGGGTGAGTTTATGAAAAACGCATAATGTAGTAGAAAAATAATACATTCAAGCCGATGAATCTGGAGACAGATCATCGGCTTTGTTGTGGGCGGGTTTGAGTAGGTTGGGTGGTTCGGGTAGGTAAGCGGCGTAGATGAAGAAGCGGCAGAGTGGGTAGAGTATGTCTATTCGGACGCTCAGGACGCTCCGGCAAGTCACGTGGGTAATGTTCGCATTGCGAGCACTCGGAGACTCTGAGCGTAGTCTGAGGCATGTCATCGGCGACGGACGGCTACGAGCCAACAGGGATACTTTTGCAAGCGGGGTTTTCGCTGGAAGAAATCACGACACTGCAAAAGAATGCACGCACTGCGATCTTGAACGGAACGCGGCGGGTATCGGAATGGGATGTGGATAACACCCGGAGCAAGGGCTACTACGAACTCACGACGGCGCAGCTCTTGATCGAAGTGCAATATGCTCTGGAAGCGATGAATCCAGCGGCGTATCCGAGCCTTCCATCGAAAACGCAGGTGATCTTTACATAATGGGAGCGCTGCGAACATTTGCGGGAACCTTACGGGCTCGGGTATCTCTCTGGGTAGGAGGCGCGACTGTTTTTCCCGGCGCGAAAGGACGCGGGCCGCGTGATGTGGAAGGTCGATTGACGACGGACCACAAGGACATGCTATCACAGTTGCACCATGAAGAGATTCTGTCGGCGTGCCGACACATCTATAATTCCTTCCCGATGGTGGTAGGAGCGGTAGACGACAAAGCAAGTGCGGTGGTTGGCAACGGGTGGAGCCCAGAATTTGACGGACAGGACTTAGCTTGGGGTGAGGCGGCAGAGGACTATTTGAAAGACCTCTTTGAATATTGCGATGTGCGGGGAAGCCCTTATACAAACCGAGTCTTGCAGCGTATCGGTTCGATCACGCTCGATCGCGACGGCGAATACTTTGTTCACTACGTAAAAACCGCTCTAGGTCCGCAAAAGCAAATGCTGGAGTCGCACCGGATCGGAAGTAGGTATCACAATTCGGGATATCAAAGCTATCAGGTGCGGAATGGCATTGCCTACGACGCTCAAGGCAGACCCGTTGCCTACCACTTTCTAGGAGAGACAAAGGAGCAAGATCGGTGGATACCGGCTAAAGACATCGACCACGTATTTGATCCAAAATGGTTCAGTCAAGGGCGGGGGATCTCGCCACTCGTATTTGGCATCCTAGACTGGTTGGACGTATCGAAGACTCGCGACAGTGAAAAGGTAGCGCAGCGGATGTTCGCGATGCTGGCCTTGAAGCATAAGAACAAGACGGGGAAACCGAGCGGGCATACGACACGGTATAGCAAAGAGTTGAATGCAAACGTCGTCGATGAGACCGAGAGCACAGAGTTGGTCGAAGAGATGAAGTCTGGAACGATTGAATACCTTCGAATCAATTCGGAAGAGCTGGAACCTTTTACAGGAGCGCGGCCTACGGTTGATCAGCGAGCCTTCGAAGAGAGTGTTTTGCGGGGCGCTTTCGCGGGACTTGGTTGGAGCTTCGAACAGAGCATCGACTCTTCCAGACTAAGCGGGAATAGCAGCCGCAGAGACATCAATAAGAACCAACGAAGCGCGGACCAAAGATCGATGATACTCGCTTACGGGTGGGGGCGATACACAAGTTGGGCCGTTACTGTAGCGATGCAGGCAGGCGTGCTGCCATTCAGTGAGGAGTGGAGCAAATTCATTCCTCAGTTGCCTGCTCGGATGACGGCAGATCCTGGCAACGAATCGAAGATCGAGCTTGAGGAAATGCGATTCGGCGGACGGAGCCTAAAGAACTTCTCGGGCAATCGAGGACGGCACTGGAGAGACCTACGTCAAGACCTTGAGAACGAAGGCGACGACCTGATGAAGCGGGCAAAACGTCTCCATGATAGTCATCCAGAATTTCCCTTAGCATTCTGTGCTACTCTGATCTCGATGCGGACACCGAACGGAAACGAACTGAACGCTCAAGACGAAGATAAGAGCAGTCAGAATACAGATCAAAAGAACAAGGAATCAGCCACATGACACCCGCCGTATTTAGTCAATTTATGGATACGCCTCTATCGATTACGAGTGACGGCATGCGTTCGCTGATGGCGACCGGAGCAAGTCTGATGAGCGACACCCGAAACGGTGGCAAGATGTTGGAAGATGCCCGCAACCGGATAGAGGCGGAAGAAACGAAGAGCGAAGGCGACGAGCCAATAAAGCGCAGAGACTACTTTGGAAACTTGATCGAGGAATACAGCTTCGACGAAGAAAGCGCAGTAGCGACAATCCCTCTACGTGGCATCGTCTCACGCGGGCTAGGACGCATAGGCGAATATTTCGGCTATGCGGACATCGAGAAGTTTGCGTCCAACATTCGCAATGCAGCGAGTGATACGAACGTGCAGCGAGTAATCTTAAACATCGATAGTCCCGGAGGCACCGTGCTCGGGACAGCGGATGCAGCGGGCGAAGTGGAAGCGCTTGCGGCCTTGAAGCCAGTGATGGTCTACACGAATGGTCTACTGGCGAGCGCAGCTTACTATGTGGCAGCACCAGCGCACCTCATTATCGCTTCGCAGAGTGCCTACGTAGGCAGCATCGGCGCGTATATGATGATCAAAGATGCGGATACGAGCAAGCAGGGCATGTGCCCGGTATCCTACACCGTATTTCGCTCAGGGAAGCTCAAGGGTGCAGGTATCGATGCGCTCACAAAAGAGCAAACGGAGATGCTGCAAGCCGAGATCGAGAAGACGGGCGAAAAGTTCCGATCCTATGTGAGTCGCTTCCGGTCGATCCAGCGTGAAGACATGGAAGGGCAAGTTTTCACTGGCAGCGATGCGGTGGAGAAAGGCTTCGTGCATGCCATAGCGAGTCATCGAGGCGCGGCGAAAACAGTTTTTAACACTTACAACGACTAGGCAAAGCCGCCGAGCGTAGTAAGAAAACAAATACAAAAAATGAAGACACCAGAACAACTAAAAAAAGAGAACGAGACGCTGGCGGCAGAAGTAGCGACGCTGACAGCATCTAAAGCAACAGCCGAGGCGGATTTGACTGCCTCTCAGTCACTCGTTGAAGAGACACAAGAAAAGCTCACTACTGAGATCGCAGCGCACGCTGCCACGACAGCAAGCCTCACTCAGGCGAATGCGGATTTGACGACTGAGAAGGCATCGCTTGCGACGGTTAAGGCATCGCTCAATGAAGCAGGGCTAACCCTTGGCACAGCGGAAGGCGAAGCGAGCTTGAGCGCACAGATCAAGACCAAGAGCAGCGCGGAAGCAGCACGGGTTGTAGCGAGCCAGGGCGGACAGGCGGCACTGGAAACAGGAGCAGGGACGCAGAGCAACAGCACAGAGGGCAATAACGCTCAAGGCGAACCGAAGAAGCTGACAGGCCGTGCAGCGGCAGCGGCAGAGTTTACCAACCAACTCAAAGCGGACTAATCGCAGCGAGCATTCACTCAACTGAAAATTTAACGATAAGGAATACATAAGATGGCAAAGCAATTTTTGACACTACTCGACATTCACGCGATGAACAAAACGGTCGGACCTCTGATCGAAGAAGTGATTCACGAAGCGCCTGTAGTTGGGCGAACTCCCGTCAAGCGAATCGAAGGCACTCGCTTTGATCAACTCGTTCGCAAGTCGCTGCCAAGAGGTGGCTTCACGAACCCCGGCGACGGTGTTCTCGTATCGGCAGGTGGATACGATTCGGTCGCCTTTGACTGTAAGCACATGGAAGCGCAGCTTGAGGCGAAGGAATCCTTCATCAAGAAGAAGATTCGCCAAGAAGGCGGCGGCATCGGCGACGTGCTTGCGATGGAAGCGGAAGGCTACATCAAGCAGCAGTTGATCGATCTCGACGTGCAGTATTTCGACGGCACGAAGAACGCTATCGTGAACGGAGCGAGCAACGGTTTCGCTGGCTTGGTCGATTTGGTCGATCCTTCGATGGTCTTTACGGCAGGCGGCGCGACAGCAAACAAGCAGACCTCTGCATGGTTTGTCTTTGAGAGCGAAGACTACGGTGTTTCCTTCCTCATGCCCAATGGTGAAGAATTGAATCTCTCACCGTGGCAGTATCAAAGCCTCTTAATCTCGGGCGATCGTGAAAACGGTGCATTGACGAAGACAATGGGTTACAGTTGTGGTTTGACTGGCTATATCGGCCTGAAAGCGACCACACCGAAACGCTGCATCGCACGGGTAGCAAACATCGAGTCAGGCAATGCACTGAGCGATAAGCTTGCTGCCTTCGTGAATGCTATGTTTCTCCGGGGCTACAAGCCGACCGTTTGCTACATGTCTGACATGTCTGGTTTCCACACCGCCGCTTCCCGTGAGAACGTGGTGGTATCTGGTAAGATGTCGATCAACAGCGCTTCGGAATCCTTCCGCAGTATGCCTACGGAAGTGGCAGGCATTCCAATCGTTTTCACTGACTCGATTTCTGACACCGAGGCAGTTGTAGCAGGCGGCATCGCAATGCCGTAGTGGCAAGCGCTTCACTCATACATATCAACACTAATTTGTAACAGAAAAGGACTACAGACATGAAACAAGGCGAACGCGGATTTCCCGCTCTCAAGACAGAAACAGCATTTCCAGCAGCGGGTGCGAGCACTCAAAGCGCTGGACTGGAAGTGCATGGCGGCTCAGTAGGCGGTCAGGACATGGCACGTATCGAAGGGGGTGAACTCTATTTGAAAATCCCTGAGAACACGATCCTAGTAGCGACGAAGACACTCACTCTGAAGGTGCAACACTCGCTCGATGACGGCGGTTCAGATGCCTATTCGGACGTAGGTGAAATTGCCTCTATCGCCGTGGTTGGCAAGACAGGCAACGGTCTTCCCGATGCGGACGCGGCAGGCTTCACGGTAGACAACGCAGGAAACGTGCTGATCCATTGGCCGATTCCTCGCAGTCTCAAGGGGTTTGTCCGAGTGCATGTCGCCGTAGAGGCGGCAGGAGGGAACCTGACTGGGCTCAGTCCGGAATTTGGCCTATTGGTCTAGGGCAAAAAGGATAGGGGGGTGAGTGCGTAGGTGGCGTAAATGAACGCACCTAGCCACCCTCTGATCCTCTACTTTTTAATAAACGACGTATCCAATAATCCATGACAGAGATCGAACAACTTGCAGTGAATGATTTTGCTTTGGCGCAAGCCGAGGCGGGCGTTTCGCTGAGTTGGAACGGCGTAGAGGCGACGACCTTCAACGGAGTCTTCTATGAAGACACGGTGCGGCAAGGTGACTATCCATCGCGATACTCTGAAGAGGATACATCGATGATCAAGGCGCTCAAATCGGAAGTAGCGGACAGCGCGGGGAACTTCCCAGGAGTCTCGGACTACTTAACCGATGAGGCAGGCACGGATTACGAAGTGAAGGGAAGGCGCGTGGGGCGCGGGGCATCGCCATTTATAACGCTGGAGGTGATGGCAGTATGATACCGCAAACAAAAATCTACACTAACCTTCCAGCGTTCAATGCAGCGCTTGAGCGGCGCGTGATCCAAACTGGCAAAGAGATCGGTCAAATCCTGCGTGAAGAAGCGGTTCTACTCGGGCGGCGCTTGATCGCTTTGACTCCTCCGGGATCGAATGCTCAAGGGCGCAAGGCGATCGACCAGGACATGATGAACTCGATTCGGCTATTGGAGCCGGGCGACTTCACGAAAAGCAAGCGGATAGCGAAGCTATTGGCCGAGAAGAATTATGCCAAGTTGAATGAAGCGATGGAGCATGCGCGATCGAAGTTGCGGTTCTACTCCTTTTCGAGCGCACGGCACAAGGCAGCGCAGAACAGCCGGAAGCGGGTGCCTCGCTACACCTACAATGCGACAGGGGATGCATCAGAGTGGAAGAAGCACTTAGCGAAACTGCAATCGGGTGTAGGGCGAGCCAAGGGTGGCTGGGCGCGGGGCGTGATTGAACTAGGAGGCACGAACCCTCCGAGTTGGATACGCAGGCATACGGACGCGGGCTTTGTCTTCCATGACCTTGATAATGAGGTATCTCCGAGCGTGGAGTTCAGCAATCGATCAGGGTGGGCTGGATCGCGTGAAGGCGATGCTCAACCCGATGCGGTGACGAATGCAGCATTGCGGAGCCGGACGAGCAACATGTTGAAGCGAATGGAGCGGGAGATGAGCGAGAACTTCGGGCGCGAGTTGTCGAAATCGGGCAAAGCAGCACTGGAGGCAGTAGCGTAGTGATTACTTACGACACAGTTCAAACATCGGTTCGGGATGCTTTAATGGCAGATGCCGAGCTTTCTCAGATGGCGATCATCCTACATGGAGAAGACCGGGACATCGTGCCAGAAATACGCGATGCGTTGAAATCGAAAGGGGTAGCGATCGTTATTCAGAGCGAAGTAGATGGCGATACGCGGGACCAAGCACTGAGCGGGCGAGGAACGGCGATCATGGATCTATGGATTCCGGTATTGATCCAAGAGAACGTGAAGGTGAATCGAGCACTAGGCGGGACGGGAATCGAGATACGCGAGCTTGTTCAGCGAGTGATCGGATCGGCATTGGCATATCCGAGAACGGCAATGCATCCATCGATGCGAATAAAATTGCGAGAAGCAGCACTAAGCAACCTCACGCGGCAGGACGGCATGGAAGAGCGACTGATAAGCCTCTCTGTCCCGACAAGTTTCAAAGCGTCATAACTTTTCATTACAAACAATCTAATCAACACTAAGGAGCAAATACAGACATGGCATTCACGGAAAAACCTAGACTCATCGGAACTCACGCATGGTTCATCCAAGAGGGTGAAACATTCACTTCTCCGACAGCGGGAACGGTATCGAAGACATCAAAGCCTGATGCGGCAGAGGTGAATCTCTTGCACATGGGAATCATCGAGAATATGGATATCGAAAGCACCTCGGAAGAGATCGAAGTCTTCGGTCCAGCACCGGGCATCATGGTTCTTCAAGACGTTTTGGAAACGAAGCGTCAGTTGAACGGCACGCTCAAACTCAAAGAGCTGACCTTGCTTGCCCTGCAAGCTGTTATGAAGACGGACAAGCTCGTTGGAACGAGTGCAGAGCAGTTCAACCCGTTGCTTGGTAAAACGATCAAGGGCTGGCTGAAGCTACAGCACTACGACGGGGAAGACAACAGCGAGGTGATTCGTCTTGATCTCTACGTGCATTTGAAAGCGCAAGGGATCTCGATGGGCGATACCCTTGTAGAGCCGTCACTCGATTTCAAAACTCTGTATTCGGATCTGAATACAGGAGTCGGAGTCTAATCTAAGGAGCCTAAGCCAATGTCACAGACATCGTTCAATCCGACAGCACTACCTCCTAGTGGGGTAACAGCACCAAGCGGCAATCCGACAAGCACAGGGCCTGCTGGAGTGACAGCACCAAGTGGCAATCCGACAAGCACAGGGCCTGCTGGAGTGACGGTGCCAAGTGGCAATCCGACAGCACTAGTTCCTAGTGGGGTAACGGTGCCAAGCGGCAATCCGACAAGCACGGGGCCTTCATCTGCAAACTTGATAAATCCTGGGCAAGAACCTTCTGCCTACCTATCAAAATCGGATGGAACAGTGGTAGTTATCTCGAATAATGGCA